TGCAACTACTGTTGATTATAAGAGCGAATACCTTGCTCACTTAATTACAGCATCCAATGTTATGGGTACTGCGGCACTACGCCGTCAATCTGCGGTAATTATCGCCGCTGACGATTAATCGTTTTACGTCTAGGGGGCTTCGGCCTCCTAGGCAACCCTTTAAATATTTTTTTTTATTATGAGTACATTTTCAAATTGGTTTAAGGAATTCGGTCAGAAACATACGAGTTCAATTATTTTTTTCACATTAGGCTGCTTAATCGGTAAGTTTATTTGGTAGGGCTATGATTGACATCACGGAACTTAATGCAGTAAACATGATGCTTGAGAGTGTTGGTGAAACTAAAGTCACCTCCCTTTCAGGTACATTACCCACAGATGTGTCTAATGCTCAAAGCATTTTATCTGAGGTGAATGCAGAGTTTCAGATGCAAGGTTGGTCCTTTAATAGACGAATTAAGGTGTCCATTGCTCCTGATGGCAGTTCACCTTACAGGACTTATCTTCCATACTCGTCAACTTCAGGAGATCAAGTTCTTCCTGTGCCACTAATGGTTACATCTAGAGAACGATCTAAAAAATACGGTATACGAAGAGAGACTACAGGTACTCCTAAAAAATGGTATCTATACGATATTAACGAAGATACTGATGCTTTAGGAAAAACCATTGAAGTAGATATGGTGGTGGGTCTTCAGTTTGAGGAGCTACCCCATCCTGCTAGAAACTATGTAGCTAGATCGGCTAGTAGATTGTTTGCAGAAAGAATGTTTGGTGAAGCTAGCAGCATGTTAAGGCAGGATGAGGCTAAAGCTTATGCAGCATTTGATAGATATGAAGCAGAGACTATGGATTACAGAATGAGTGATACAGGCTCTGTTGATCGGGCAATAAGAAGATCTCCTTATGAGGATTATAGAAGTTAATGGCAATCAGTAGATCAGTAGGCAATTTTCTTGGCGGTGTTAGTCAACAACCTGAAAGTATTAGGTTAGACAACATGGCTGAAGAGTCTATAAATGCTTACCCTGATATAGTGCATGGTTTAGATAAAAGAAATCCTACTCAACATTTAGCTGATATTGTTCAAAACAGTACGACTAATGGTTACTTTCATGTGATTAAAAGATCACCTGATGAACAATATGGAATATGGTTTTACAGAGACACAAGTAGTGCTGTATTTGCTAAAGCATTTTTACTAAAAGATTATTACAACTCTGTAGCAGAGTCTACTATTGCTGCGGGGACAGAGGTCCCCATAGTTGCGGATGATTTAGCTGCTGTTGCTACTAGCGACTTTACAACTTATTTTGTTACGACAGGTCAAAAGGTTCAGTTTAGGGACGATGATTTTGAAGCTTTAACTGTTGCTGATACGACATTCTTGTTAAATAGAAATAGAGTTACCGCATTATCAACTACTCCTCAAGATAAGCACGAAGATGATATTGCTACAATTCAAATAACTCAAGGAATAGCCAAAGCTAGTTATCGTATAACTATTGATGGCGTAGAGTATTTTTACACAACTAGAGCTGCGGGTGAGGCTAGTGGTACGATAAGTGGACTAAACGCTGATGAGACTAGGACAAGGTATATAGCTAACCGACTAATGTATGGTGGTTACAACGAGCACTTAGGTCCCGTCGATACTGCTGTTGAGGCAGGTTGGGACAATTCCGCTTCAGATCCTGTAACATCTGTAATGCAAGGAGCGAGCGGTCAAGATCAACAAAAGAAAGCTTTAGGTATAATTCAGTCAGGAAAGGGCACTCATTTTATTCATACAGAATCTAGTTCAAGAACAGGTATGGATAGTGACTACTCAACAATCGCCTCTGATTCTGATCCGTCAATTAACCATAGAAAATGGAGGCTGTATGGAGATATAACAAAGTGGCAAGATGGATTGGATGGTAGCACCCCAAACAAAACTAAGTTCAAATTAGGAGTAGAGTATTATGATTCTACTAGTAAGGATTGGAAAGTTGCAGAGACAGATTTTATAAATTTCGGCAAAGATATAACAGGTGGATATACCACTATAGCTGCTGATATAGAAACAAAGCTTCGTGCTTTAGATGATAGTGGTGAGCATAGTATTGTTGTTGGATCTAGTATGGCAGGTTTGAGTTGCGCTGTAGTTTCAAATAAATGGTGGGGTATGGAAATAACTGCTGACTTTGATCAAAGTAGTGACACGGAAATAAGAAACATATATGTAACAGATTCTGAGTATGAGCCACCTGCGGGCGAAGCTTGCTATGCTGCTAGGCGAACACACTCTTCAATAACTGTAATGAAATTTGTTGGTGGTCTTACAACTGCGGGGGAACCTGACGAGGAACAGTATGCGGGTAGAGCCATGACTATAAAAGTTGAAGATGATGGTGGCGGACAATTTATGGCCCTCGCTCACAAAAGCGCACTTACTTTTGAAGAAATTCCTAGCGTAGCTCTTGATGGTCAGATGATTAAGATCATGGGAAGTCCGGCAAATGACGAGGATGATTATTATTTAAAATTTGTCGCGGATATAGATGCTTCTGAAGATTACAGAAATGAAGGAAGTTGTTGGGGCCAATGGTTCGGTAAGGGTGTATGGGAAGAAAGCACACCTAATAAAAACAGACTATCTTTTGATGCGACAACAATGCCTCAGGTGATGCTGAGTAAAATTAGTAGTGGAAGTTCTACGGATCCTGCAACTAGTGTGGTTGCTAATGGTGCACCATATTTCCATTTAAAAACTCAGGATTGGGATGCTAATGCAGTAGGTGATAGTCTTACAAATAAAACCCCTTCTTTTGTAGGTAATACTATTTCGGGTATAACTTACTATAGGGGTAGGCTTGGTCTTATGTCAGGAATAAACTTTATTATGAGTGAAGCTGCGGGGCCTTATAATTTTTGGAAAACAAGTGTGGCTTCAAAAAGAGCGACTGACAGGTTTGATATTACAGGTAGATCAGAAAAAGTAAGTGTGTTTAATCATGCTGTAGAGGTAAATAAAAATTTAATATTGTTTTCTGAGCACACTCAATTTCTATTATCAAGCGGTGGAGACACGTTGTCTAGCAGCACGGTTGGTTTGCAACTCCTTTCTAGTTATGAATCTCTTGTTGGTGCTAAGCCTAGATCTGCGGGATTTAGTGTATATTTTCCATATTTTAAGAATGCTTATTCAGGGATCCATAGGCTTTATCCTGCGGGTGGCGCTGCTGATTTGTTTAAAGCTGAAGATATTGCTGAGCAAGTTCCAAAGTATATTAAGGGTAAAGTTACAGACATAACTGTTTCTGATCAGGAAAAAATAATGTTAGTCTTAACGGAAGACGCGGATACTCTCTATGTTTACAAGTGGGCCGATATGGGTAATAAGAGAGTTCAATCTGCTTGGTTTAAATGGACTGTGGGCCCAACTACGATCACACAAGGAAGTGACACTTATGGAAGCATTAGGGGTTGTCATATAATTGATTCTAAGATCTATTTACTAGTTACTAGGGCTCAAAACAATACGACAAAAACTAACCATGTTTATCTTGAGGAGATCGATATAGAAAAAGGTGTTGTGGACATAGCTTCAACTGTAGCTACTGACGATGTTTGGTATGTATCTAGATTGGACAGAAGATTAGCTAGTGAGGATGTTTCCTTGTCAGGTGGTGGGACCACTGTAACTTTCCCCGGACAATACTATCTACCGGGAGGAACAAAGGTAGAGTTGGTGTATAGGCACGGTGTCAGTGGTCAAGTTGGAGGATTTAGAGAAGTAGCTACGGTGGCAGGGGCCTCTACAGATTATTCAAATCAAGTAGTATTTAGCAGTAACCATACAGGTAAGAAGTTTTATATTGGTTTGCCTTACACAATGAGGCACACATTAAGTGCTCCGTCGATCAAGACTCAACAAGGAACTTTGGTCACAGGAAGGATTCAAGTAAGAAGAGCTTGGGTTGATGTCGCTAATTCAGGGTACTTTAAAACAGAGGTTACTCCAACAGGCAGATCCTTAAATACGGATCATCATCCATCTGCTGATGTTGGATTGGGTGCCACGTCTGAGATCACAGCAAATGAAAAGGCATACACTATACCTATTAGCTCTAGATCCAATGAATATGTTTGTGATCTTGTAAATGATTCTCCTTATCCGACAAGATTTGTAACTTTAGAGTATGAGGCTACATACAATTCTAGAAGTAGGAGGTTCGGTTAATGATGTTGACTGAGACTACAGGATACGATTGTTTGGAGATGGCCTTAAGGATTAGGCCTCACGACGCTCAAGAGGTTAAGTATATGCATCCGGGGAGAGACTTGGCGGATGTTTTTGATGAACAACGGAGGGACATGTCTGATTCCTTTTTAAGTTTAAGGCACAAGAACTCTCTTTTGGGTATAGCAGGTTGTCCTGAAGTTAAAGAAGATGTTGGTTGCCCTTGGTTTTTAGGTACTGAAGAAGTTTCTAAGTACCCTGTAGCTTTCCACAAATTTGCACTAAAAGTTTTAGAGGGTTGGAAAGCAAAGTATAATTATTTGTCAAACTATGTTTGGGAAGGTTCTCCCTCTATAGAATGGCTTCAAAGGATCGGTTTTACCATACAGACAGATTCTGTTTATATAACTCCAACAGGAGGTAGTTTTTATAAGTTTGATATGATAGGAGGTTTTACAAATGTGTAGTGTTCCCGCAGCGATGTTTGGCATGCAAGCAATGGGGCAAATTGGCCAAGCAAAAGAAACTAATAAAGCGGTTCAGCAAGGTATAGATAGTGCAAGTAGGTCTTTGAATAGGCAACGTGAAGCACTAGCTAGAGCTAGGCATCAACGAATGATGGCAGCAGAGAGTAAAATAAATGATCTCTTAGAAAGAGCAGACTCTGCTTCTTCGGAAGTAGTTCTTAGTGGTTTAGAAGGTGGCGCAGGTGGAGGCGCAAAAGATGATACGTTCTTAGAGTATGGTAGATTGATAGGTAGACAAGAATCTTCTATTAGAACACAGACCGCTTATGGTATACAACAATTAGATTTTGACGAAGAAGACGCAGTCGAACAAACAAAAAATAGAATGAATGAATTGAAGTCTAAGGCTGTAACTAGTGGTCAATTAAATATAGGTTTGGCTCAAAGCGCATTAGGTGCTCATATGATGGGTGGTCAGGCAGGTTATTATGACGTTGCAGAAACAAGTATTTTCTCTAACCCATTTGGATTAAAGATATGACGAAAAGAAAGCAAATTGGAAATATGGGACCTGTAGGTTTTACCCCTACAGCAAAGGCTGCCGCTGATACATACCAAGCTCCCCTTGAAACTTCTAAATATAAAACTTATAAAGCTTTGGCTGAACTTTCTCCAACTTTATGGAAAGTCGCTGAGATGCATGGGCAAAAGTATAAGCAACAAAAGCTTCAAGATATGCAGGAGGAGTGGAAGTCTACTAGGCCGATCAATAACTTTACAGGATATAAAGGTAGTTTTCCAACACTTAAGAACGCAGACGGCACTAAGTCTAATGTTATGTTAAGTACAGTTGGTGTAGAAGGTGGTTTTGCAGTTGTGCCCACTATGGAAGGTGGCCAAAGTTTAAACGATAAGGGAGTTGAAGAATTTTTAAAAAGCAAAAACTATCCTTTGTTTAAAACTGAAAAAGAAGCTAATGCTTGGGCAGAAGAAAACCATGCTCATATAGCTGAAGATGGAACTCTATTAAGAAGTGTTGGTTCAGGAGGTAATATTCGAGACAGGAAAAGTATGTCTCAAAAAGAATATTTAGAAAGGGAATTAAAAGATCCTACTTTTGCGGCAGATAATCCTTGGAGGCATGTGTTTATAGAAGAGATGCTTGGGCAAACAGTTGCTACAGGCGATCTATATGATGCGTTAAATAGTGATGAATTGAAAGACTTTCTTTCTGATCCTAATAATTCGCGTGGAGATGTCCAACTTAAAATCAATGACGTTGTACTTCAGATGAGGCCTACAGGTCTTTATGCCGGTGCTTCCTATGACAAACACTCAGCTCAGGTAGTTCAACACTTTACACAAAAAAGTCTTTCTCAAAGAGAGGCCACTCAAAAGCAAAACACAGTAGATGCTTCAGGTACTGCCATTAGGAACCAACTCGGACATTTTTTAAGAGATCCAAAATCTGAATTGGATATGGATTTACTAACACAAAATCTTTCAGAGTTGCATGACGTAACTAGAGAAAGTGGTATGAAGCCTACATTGGATTCTTTGACACAATTAATTAAAGCTCAAATAGAACTTCGGAATCCGGATGGAACTTTTAAAACTCAAGAGCAGATTAAAAACATTAAAGATAGAGGTGTTGAGCTTTATAAGCAGTTAATGACTGTTGTTGATGGGCCTAATAGAAAAAATTGGGGTAGCTATATAACACCTACTGATCAGGATGTTTGGATACAAGCCATTAATGATTATTCTCAGCAAGCACAATTAAGCTCTTTTGAGGAAGATCAAAACAAAAAAATGTTGGTTAAAAATAGAATGAAAGAATCTAGTGGTAGGTTTTTTCAAGAAGCAAGTACCATGGGATTTGAAACAGCTTTTGATAATTTTAAAAGTGTTTGGGATAGTGTAAGGCAGGAGGTAGGTATTAAAGACGATCTTGTTGACAAGAAAAAAAATTGGGACGATGAGAAAGCTTTTATGAGGGCATTGTATTTAGAAGAATCTAAGAGGGCTCAGGATTTTTTAATGAACACCGAAAAGGATGCTTACCAAGTAGGTATTAGCGCTGCATTAGATCAGAGTGATACCGCCATGACTGATCAAGAATTGGTAAGGTATTTTAGTACACTAGGTTTAAGTCAAGAGCAAATGGAAAATCTTAAAACAATAAGAAGGAACGGAGTTTCTGTGTTTAGCAACAAGGCTATGCCGCTAGATAAGTTTTTAGATTTAGCAAGAGAAAGAATTAATACGCTTAGGGGTACTAAAAATACAAATATTGATAGAAATTTATGGACAAAGATTTGGAATGATTGGCAAACCACTGTGGCTATAAGATCTTCCCAAGATCCAAAGCTTTTGCAAGATCCTAGTTTGTTGTTGGAGTGGATAGAAAATACTGTAAAAGAAGAGACTGAGGTTATATTGCAGAAAAATGTTGATCAACAAATAACAAGCGCAAATCCTGACTACGATGAGTTTGATGTCTTTGCGGATCTGCAACAAAATAATCAGTATGAAATGAGGCTAAATAACTACGCTAATGAGCTTCAGGCTAATTTAGGCTTTGCTGAAATTGATGGGGAGAGAAGGCAAATAACAGGACTTAGGAATAATGCTGTGGAACTTAAGAATTTTGCATACGAGGCAACATATATATTCAACAAACTTGCTTTGGAGTATTCTCACTTGGCTCCCGCTGAAAGATTTGAAGAGGTCGTTAGACAACTAGACACTTTAAAAACTAAAGAAGAAATTATTGCTAGGTTCCCTGAGCTTGATCATAAACCTGAAAGTGTAGTAGAAGGTAATGATTACAGCAAAGCTTATTGGGGTTTGGGTACATATGGGAATGCCAATACTATGACTTATCCTGAGTATGATGATAATCCAATAAATGAAAATGATATACAACCTATTGGTAGTAATTGGGCACAACCGGGTACGATTGAGTGGAACATGTTAAGCCCTACAGAGAGACATAGGCATTCATTAGCCAATATGGATAAGAATATAAGAGAAAAAAATATTAATCAGCAGATGCAAGGTTTTCAAAGCATGACATTGGATTTTATGGTTCAAGCTGATTTCGAGCAGGCAGGTAACATTTTAGAGGTTGTTAAATTTTTAAATCCTAGTGAAACAGGTAACTTTGTTTCCGACTCTGACTTTTTAAGAAATTCACAAGAAATGCTTGAGATGGAAAAGGCAGAATTTTTTGACGAATCAGATCCTTTGTATAAAGAAAAGAAAGCTAGATATGACACAACAAAAGCTGAATTTATTGAGGCTCAAGGAAAGTTGTCTAAATTTGCAAAGTTAAATTTTGGAAGTATGACAGTTAGGAATAATAGAAGAGTTGCTGTTATGGCCAAGATGTCGGGTTTAAATAATAATGGTGATGTGACTACGGACGTAAGGCAAACTAGTTTGACTATAGAGGAAATAGCTGCAAATAAAATTAGTTTTATGGGGAGTGACTACCATTTGAATGCTGACTTTTTTGATCCTACAAGGTTCTTAATGTTTCCACAAGAGGGCCAAACTTGGGAGGATGTATATGATGCATTGCCTCCTAGTGTGCAAAACAGATTAGAGAGAGACGGAGAGGAAGATGGCCTTACTGCAATTCAAGAATTAGAAGAAAAACAAAATGCTTTAGCCAAGCTTAGATTTTACGAAATACCTACTACTACTACAGAAGAAGAATAATTATGGTTTACAATTTTGACAGAGACTTTGGAGACGAACAAGACCCTGAGAAGAAAAAGAAATCTCGAGGAAGATATCGATCATTCCCGGGAGATAAGGTTAGGCTTGGTTCTACTCAAGAAGCATTTGAAGCAATAGATGACGCTAGTCAAGAATACTTGGGTGAAGATGGGATCTTTGGACCCCAAGCATTAGGTGGCCAAATGAGTATGGCTAAAGAGGTTATAGGTAGACCTGAAGATATAGTTCTTATGGCTCCTCGAGCTATAGAGCATGGTGTTAAGGGTGTAGGGGCTTTTGCTTACGGAGCAATGCAAGCAGCAAGATTATCTAGATATAACTCTTTAATTGAAAGATACGGGGATGATATTGAAGCTGCTAAGCAAGGTGAACAATCTGTTAGAGGTGCTACTCCCGGTTCTGTACAACAAGGAGGTGCTAGTGAATTTATAGTTAAAAATGATGATGGCACTGAGAGGTTTATGACTAGAAAAGAAGTCTTGCACGATCAAGATAGTTGGCTATACAACTACGCTGTTAATCCTGAAAATGCAGGTGCCACAGCTACCGCTGCTCTTGCTAATTCTGTTCGTTGGCTTGCAACTTGGGGAGATCAAGGATTTGGCCCTAACGCTTCTTATAAAACCCCTGCAAGACCTGAAGCTCCTGTGGCCGCTATGGCTCAGACTATTGTTGACTTTGCCGCTCCTTTTGTTGGTGCTTTAGGTAAACTAAAATATGTCCCTAGATATTCTCCTCAAGCAAGCCTTTTTAATAACAGAAGTGTCTTGGGTATAGGTGAAAGAATATTACTAAGGGGTAAAAATTACTCAAAGATTATGGCGGCGGGTGCTGTTGCTGATGCAACATTTAATCCTTATGAAGGACGATTGACTGACTTTCTTTTAGAATTAGGTGTTCCTGAGAATGAATGGACTGAATGGTTAAAGGCTGACATGAATGACACTGTTCTATCAGGTATGTTAAAAAATGCTTTAGAGGGTGCAGCTTTAGGTCCTATATTTGACGCTACGTTTAGCATACTTAGCAAGTTATCTAGGGCTACTCATAGGTGGGTAAATGGGGTAGACAAAAAATTTGGATTTGATAATAAAGGTCAAAAGTTTGATATAACAGACGAGATAAATATCTTGGCAGAAAAAGCATCGGGCTTTAAATATGATGAATGGCTTGCCCTTGTAACTCTTAAAAACGCTACAGGTTTAGATCTAAGTAAAGTTGGAGTAGATGTGGACAATGCATTGTTTAGATCAAGGAGAGGTGACAAAGCTCTTGCACAAGCAGAGGCTGATGAGGTAAAAGGTTATACAGAATATGATGTAGACGCTAGAGGAAATATAGGAAAGGTTTTTATTAATCTTTTAGAGCAGGGAGATATTAGTACATTTATTCACGAGATGGGGCATGCATTAAGGTTGACAGTTTTTGAAAACCCTGATGCTAAGATAATGTTGCCCGATGATCCAAGTGGTCCTAAATATTTAAGTGTTACACCTGAGGATATTGACAAGGTTGCTGAGGCTTGTGGTGTCACAATGAAGGATGCTAATGGAAATTGGATTTGGTCTACGGAGTCTGAAGAGATATTTGCAAGGGCTCTAGAGTCTTACATGTATAAAGGTGATACCCCTACAAGTGGTCTAGGTAAATCTTTTAAAATTATTAGCAGCGTAATGCGCGAAATATACGGAGGAGTCAAAGAAGGTATGGGTGATCTAGGTGCTTGGCCTAAATCTCACGAGCTTGGATTAGACAGTATCTTTGACAAAATGTTTAAGAGGGGTGATGTAGAGGACATAAATTCTAATAGACTTATCAATGAAGGTTCAAGTCCGACTCCTGATGTTGACTCTCAAGGCAATGTTCTTTTTCAAGGCAAGTTTAACATGGGTAAATACAGTGGGAAATTTGTGAAAGAAAATGCTGATAAGACTTTAATTAGAAAAACGAACGATCAAGTTCCTTTGGAATTGAATGAGGGAAACTATGGAAGAGTTTTACCTGTAATAGCCAAAGGCAAAGACAAGGTTGATTTTGATCCTTTATCTTCAGTAGAATCTTATGATAGAGCTTTAAATATTTATATAGGGCAAGACTCTGCACCTACAGCTCCAAAGGTTTTAATAGATGATCTTACAAAGAATAATGGAAAAGGCGCTGTTGAGAAATTAAAAAACCTGTCTTTTGAGCAAAGAGCTGCTGTAGAAGATGGCCTTGCTTTAACAAAAGAAGTAGGGAAGAATTTAAAAAACCCAACAGATCTAGCTAGACTTCTTTATTGGTCAAAGCTTTCTGCGGGCATAACACCATTTACACAAGAAGCAGCATTCTTGGATAGCCTTGATGAGATGGATAGGTTTATCAATTTAGCAAGAGATGGTAAGTTTGACTTAGAAGAATATTTTGCTTGGGGTGATGGGAAATTTAAAAAAGCAGAAAAAGGTCAAGCTTCTGAAAGAGTAGGGACAGGCACTAAGCACAACTACAATAGTTTTGGTAGAGACTTTTTAACTAAAGTAAATGAAGCCGCGAAAAATGGAGAGGATATTCTTTCCAAAGTTTACAAGTCTTGGTTTGCAAAAAACAGATCTTCTAATAAAGTTGTAATGGACTTTGCAAAAATATTTAAAGGCGCTAGTGTTGGACTTGATAATAAGCTTTTAAACTTTGCTAGATTGGTTAGTGGCTTCCACGATTCAGTCATACTTGACAGGATTCAAATTGAAAATTGGTATGGTGTGCCTAATGGTAAGGCAACAGAGGGATATGCCAAATCTCTTAATGGTCCAATAGGTATGGTTCAGTATGATCTTCTTAATACTGCGCTTCCTGCTAAAGTAAAAAATGTTTACGATCAGCTAGGAAGAAATCAAGATGATGCTACTGTGGGTAGGTTTCATTGGGAGACTTGGATAGCTAATCAGCAGTCACAAGTAAATCATGAAACTTTAAGAACATTTATTCAGGGTACTGAGTACAGTCAGGGTATACGGGAAACTAGATATGATTCGTCTAACTATGGTGTCATTTATGGCGCAGGTGAACCCGGAAACTCTAACAGAGGGGTTATGATCCATATGGATGGTGGCCAACAATTAGCAGAAACAACAGCAAAAGAATGGGAAGAAGTAAAAAAATACTTTAAAGAAAGCACTAATGGAACTCCAAGAAAGCTTGACGATGGTAAGGCGTGGGGTTTAAAATATATATCAGACAAGACTAGACCATGGATAGAAAATGAAGAAATCTACGAAGAAGGACTCCAATTACTCGCAATCCTCAAAGGGAACAAGCTCAGACAGGCAACCGACAAGGGATTTGACAAGTACACTAAAAGGCTTAACCCGGGGCATATTGCCCACGTCCAAGGAAGGTGGAGGGAATGGACAGTCTTCTCGACCATCGCGAGATTGCGTGACAAGGTTTCTCGAGGAAAGGGAAACTCTTTCGTCAGAGGAGTTGGAGGTTTATCGTCAAATATTGCTGAGTTAAGAAAATCTAAAAAAGCTTTTTATACTCCATCTGATTGGGTTGCTCAGAAAAACAAAAATGGATCTCCGAAAGTAAACAATCTATTTGCACCAAATAAAGCTGCTGTTAAGGAAGGTGATTACATTCTTGCTCATAATATTGCTGAGTTAAGTTCAGAAAGAGCTGCTGCGGTTATGCACTTTACGAAAAACAGAAATGAATTTTTTGATGATCGTGTTAGTGAAAGTTTTGAAGGAGCAAGATTATTTGTTAGTGAGTCAGGCAAATCAGGCATAGCTGTTAAAGATGGTAAAGGGTATGGATTGTTTCTTGACCCTAGTGAGCGCGATGTTAGTCATTCTTTATTAAGGGTTGCTATTGAGCATGGTGGAATGAATAGTGGGTACATAGCAAACAAAGCAGCTCATAATGGGTTTTGGGCAAAGCTTAGTGCTCATGGTGCTGTTACTGTTAAGACAGATATATTTGGTGTAGAGTATAAGATTAATCCTGATCATAAAGGTTTTGATTACACGCCCGGCAAATTGCAGCAAAGGTTTCTCCCTAATTACTTACCTCAAAAGAAAGGTCAGGCTCCAAAGTCTAGTGTGGTTAAGCATAGTCCAAAGTACCACGGAATACACAAAGTAGTTAAGTATAGATCAGAGCCTAGACAATGGTTCTATATGTTACCTAAAAAATTAGAAGAGTACATAAAGACAAACCAAGGTAACATGAAATTGGCTCAAGTTAAAAAGGCCATTAAGGGTGTCAAAGAAGCTGAGTGGGAATTCAGTGGGATGAACTTTTTAATGGAGCAAAACCCTGACGTTACTATTAAAGAAGCATCAGAAAAATACAGACCTGTTGAGCTTGAAGAAAAAATATACGGAGGAAGTACAAACACCGATGAGAAAGGACAGACCATTGATTTGTATCGAGTTTTAACACGATTGATAAATGATCAAATAGAACACCGAGAAGCAGGCGCTTTAGCTTATGAGGTGAGTGAAAAACTAAGAGGTCCTCATGGGAGTATAAAGAAATACGATGTTCATGAGATAGTGACAAAATTTATGAAGAGGCTTCAGGATGAGCCTAATATTACTAGGTATAACTCTCAGTTAATTGATAAGGGAGATGGGCAAGCCGACGATATAGCTGAAGAAGCTTATAGATTGTATTTAGTTCATTCGGGTATGGGTGATACAACAAGGTATGGAGATGTTGAGCGAGGTGCTGAACCTTATTCGGGAATTGATGGTATCAAAGATGATCTTTCAAACTTTTCTCGAAAACATATTAGAGATCCGTTGTCAGAGGAAGCTGAACAATTAATGCCTGAAGATGCGAGAGGCTTAGCTGAGATTTATGACTACACTCAAAGTGAAAGAATGTATCCTAGGGCTGATGAACAGTGGCAAGCAAATATTCCTCAGGAGGCAAAACGTTATAGGGACACTTTCAACTACAGAGTTTTAACTTTAAATTGGAAGGGTGCTAATGACTATATAGATTCTTCTATAAGTGAAAGTGATTTGGTGGCTTTAGGTCATCATGAAGATAATGCTAAAAAAATAATTTCAGATATTAGAACGCTTAAAGATCAACAAAATATAGATAAAAAGAGACACTACAAAGGTGTTAGGCACCACCACGGCTTTGGTGCAAATAATTTGTTTCATGTTAGATTTGGGGACACATACGTTGATGGTATAGGAAGAGTCCTAACTGTTTTTGAAGTGCAAAGTGATTGGGGTTTAGCTGCTAGGCAACAAGGTTATCTTCCTAGAAAGTTTGCTAGAGGTGGAAATTATTTAACAGAGCTTGGGATGGATAAAAAGTTCTTTGATGAGGTTGAAAAATTCTTACCACTTAATGATTATGAGTATATCGAAGGTGCGCCAAAGAGACCACTTTATGATATTTTGTTTCACGAAGACCTTACCAAACAATCAAATAATGATTTAATTTCTGTCATTCACGCCTACGATTCTCAGCATGAGATATCTGCTAGGGCTAATAAAGTAGAGGAAATAGAAAATCGTATGATGCAAGATTGGACTATTCTCAAGGGTGTGCTTGAAGAAATGCGTGATTCTATTTATAGGGGATTTGATAGTGTTGAAGACATTGGGTTTTTCCTAGCTCGAATAGATGAAGAAGATCCAAGGGTTATGTCTTCTAGATTTAAACCTGTACAAGGGGATAACGCTGATCTGTTTGATGAAAGACTTGATACAACCTTGGTTAAAGATATAAAGACAGGTGAGACTACTGATTGGTCAAGTTTGATGGACTTTGCTCAGGTATACATGGCCGCAACTGCTAATCATACATTTAAAGAATCTAAAGATGCTATTAGTGATTTTGAGGGTTTCTTCTTTAATCACGTTAGGGATAACATAGCAAGCCAACCGTATCAAACAATGTTGTTGGATGACTTTAACTTAAAGCCCGGAATTGGTACGGATAGTTTAGATAAGATGGGTAATTTAACCGAAGAGGCAAGTAATATGCTTAGGGGTACAGTGTTTGAGGAGCATCCTCTTATGAAAAATTGGGTAGAACACGCAGTGCAAAGAATGTTTAAAGTTGCTGCTGATGAAGGTTATGATGCTATAAGCTTTTTCCCACCGAGGCCTGCTTCAGAAGTTACAGGTCTAAGTTTAGACAAAGCTAAATCTCAATACGGTATAAGGGTTCCTAAGGCTGCTTTAAAGTTTGCTAGAAAAGTTGGAGTAAAATCTGTACCTTTTGATAAAGGTCATGGTGGAAGATTAAAAACATTAGATAGTTCTGAGCCTGATAGGGTAATTAGAAGATATATGGGTTATTCAGGGGTGCATGATCTAACTGAAAATAATGGTTTGAATTATCTTTTTCTTACAGAAGAAGCAGCACATCATATGTATGACGAATCCGATTTAAAATTTGTGTCTGAAGAGATGAGGCATGGTAGATTAATGGCAGACGGAACAGTTGCTGATCCTTCTGAGGTAGGAGATTATGGTGTTATGGCGAAAAATCATATGGGCGCTAATAGGTTTCAAGTAGGAACAAGCCATGGACCAAATACCCAACGAATACACCTTTCAAAGGTTTTGAGTGGTGAAGAGGATGAATTAACTCTAAATATAAATGGCATAGTAGGCGATGCTGAATATGAATATTTTAAAAACTTAGAGCATCCAAACAAAAGCGCGGGTTCTGAATCAGGTGATGTGTACAAGTATAATATTAAGTTAACAAAAGAAGATACTGACTTATTACTGTTAGCCCACTTTGGTGTGGATAGAGATAAACTTACTGCTTTCTTTAAAGAATTTAAACATTCAGAAGACTCGGAGAGCAATATTTGGAATCGCATTTCTGAAGAGCTCGATGATATTAATAACTTTATGGAATCAGCCCTCTATAGTCTTCAAAGGTATGTTGCTAAAGAAACTATGCGAGGAGAGGGCCCAAATGCAAACCGTTTCTATAGTAGAGGTTGGACAAAAAAAGTTTTTGATAAAGGAAAATCTAAATTAACAGACGAGAACTCTGTTTTGAGATTATTTTTTGGTAGTGACTCTGAGTTTGGCAAGGGCACAATGGAAGCATTTACAAAAAGATTAAGCGAAGTTTCAAAAGGAGATGGTCTTGATCAAGACTATGCTTACATACTTAATGAAGAAGGCTATAAGAAAATGATGCGTGGCGAGCACGGCGAAGGTTATGGAGTGGTGGGTACACGTGAAAACCCTAAAGTTCGTAGCGCTCCGAATGAGCAACGTAGAGCGTATTTTGAATATGCTGAGAGTTTTAGAACTCCTGATAAAGTAGAATACGGTGAAACTCTTATTGAGCCACGCTCAGGTTTTAGAGGCATGCGAGGAGAAATTTCAGAAAGAACAGATATTCAAAGAAGAGTTTCTGCACCATCCCCTCTTTATCAACAAAAGGGACATACACCATACAAACATCTTGAAGATGCTGTAAGGGATAGAACTATGGATAAGATCACGCAAAAAGAATTTAATGATGTTGTGTCAGATCTAAAACCTATTAGGCCATATGCTTTTGTTCCTAAGCCTGCGACTACTTCTGAGATGGAAGCCGCGTTAAACAAAAGACAAGTTAAAGATGTAGAGTCTGAAATAGTTTCGGGATCTAATGTGGAATTAAGGTTGGACATCCCTGCTTACACTAGAAATAATACTTGGATACCTGCTGTTCATTACAAGTCTCAGGGTTCAAGGAAGACTTCCTATCACGGAGCTGTTGTTGTTAACAATGCTGTGCTTCCTGATCAAGGGAATAAAGCGGCTAGGGTTGGCATGGGTGATAAAGCTAAATCTCCATTTGCTGTAATAAAAGGAACTTACGAAACTGTAGAACCTAAAGCTATTTACGATGAAGCTAAAGAAGCATTGGCCTCCTCTTTAAATCCTAAAGATAACACTTGGACTCAGGTTGGATTTGATCCTAAGAGACATTCATATTTCTATGATCGACAAACTCAAGAAGTGGTTGAGAGCGCTGAGAGAGTTATCCAAGTTGGACCATTAGTCTTAGCTAAAAACGCTAAGAAGTACAACTTTGATGACAGGAAGAACGCACCTGAGGTTCTTTATCAGGCAAGCAATTCTAGGCCTAAGATGCCTACCCCTGCTGAAGATCCAAATATGGCGGGTGTTAACCCTAATAATGTATCCGATGATGATAGCTTAAATAACTTTTATGCGGGTACTATGAGATCTTTTGATGGCGAGGCTCAGCATGAACACTTATCTATAGAGCAACAACAAGCCAAGATTAGTGAGGAGTATCAGATAATGATGGATGATTTAGGTATGGACATGGATGATAAAGACCTAGTCAAAATGCTATCAATGAAGGGTGCTACTTTACAAAAATCATTAAATGAAGTTGGTGCTATGAGGTCTATGCTCTTAGATGTCTCGGGTAACTTTAAAGAATTTGTAGAAGCAAACACTAATAATAAGGGTGAGTTTATAGGAAATGCATCTTTACTTTTAGAGGCTATGCGTAGAAGACAAACTCTTTACGAAGTCTCAAGTTTGGTTAGAGAAAATATGGGCAGGGTTGCACGAACACTAGGCTCGTTCAGGTTTGCCGCTGTTGATGAAGGTTTTGCTAAGAGAGCTTCGGGTGAAACTCCGGATATGGATGATAGGTGGATACCTAAGATAGAAGATCACGAACAAGCACTTCAATATATAAATGCAGAGTTTGGTGGTGTTGAGAATGCAAGGTTATCTTTGATGCAAGATTATATTTATCTTCAATTCAACCCTATGGCTACTACTCCCAAGACTAAGAAGTTTGGATTTGCTCCTGCAATAATGGAGTATTGGATGAATAATATTCTTTCAGGATTTCAGTCTACACATACTGCTAACTTGGTTGGTGGTTTTGGTGCAGGTGTATTGAGAAGGCTTGAAAGATCTTTAGGTGCACTGCTTCAGGCTGATGTTAGCTTAGCCAAAAGCGAACTAAAAGAATTAAAGTATTACTTTGCGGCCTCCCTTGATGCGTTCAAGATTGCCTCTTATGCTTTAAAAGAAGGAAGGCCTAAGCTTGTTGATGATCTTGGAACCATAGAAGGTAAAGCAGGTCACAACCAATTAAGTGCATTTGGAGCTAGTCATTATATGCCTAACCCTTTAAAGCCAAACATAACTAAAGACGGCAAAGGGATTGGAGCTTTGGGTAAAACCTATGATTACATAGGAAACTTCATTAACGTACCTTCAAGAATGCTTATGAGTGAGGACGAATTTATGAGGCAGATGAATTATAGATCTAGAATGAGGAGACGGATTTATGATATAGCTGATCAAAGATTTGGAGAAAATCCTAAAAGCTCTGAGGTTCAAATGAGAAAAGAAGACTTCATAGCCAAGCAATGGGAGATGGTTGGATCAAGTGGAGAGCAGTACAGCATAGATAGTGTTCGATCAAAACTAGCTCTTAAAGCTAAGAGTCAGAATCTAGAGCCGGGCACTAGAGAATACTCAGACTTTATGAGAAATAATGTTAGGGCTTATTACGACAAAGATGTTATGAGAGCTAACGCTGAGGCTGTTAGAGTTGCTGAAGAAAACACATTTACAAATCAACTAGATTCTAACGCATCTTCTAAAGGTATATTTAATATAGGAAACGCTAGTAAAAATGTTAATGATCAGGGAATTTTAAATTCTCAATATTCTGAAAATGCTTTTGGTGAATCTAATAGTGGTTTTCTTACTCAGTACAATCCATTAAGTAGGACCAATGTTGCTAGGATAAGTAACGCCATGAGTGGTTTAAGTAACGAGCATGCTGTTATTAAGTTTATATTCCCATTCATTAAGACCCCTACAAACATATTGCAGATGTACCTAGACAGGACCACAGGTTTTGCTAGTGACTCACTAAGATTGTTGGCAGATAAGGAAGCTAGAAAAGCATACTCTAAAGAAGATAGAGCTGAGTTGGTGGGACGTGGAGCTACAGGTATCACTTTAATGATGCATGCTTATGGTCTTGCTAGTCAAGAAACAGATGATGGTCTTCCTTTAATTACAGGTTCAGGTCCTATAGATAAGAATCAACAAAAAGTTTGGAAGTCTTTAGGGATACAAGAGTACAGTATTTACAAGAACGGTAAGTACTATAGCTATAAAAAGCTAGATCCATTCGCAATCTTCTATGGTTTAATGGCTGATATTGTTCAGATAAAAGAATACCAAGAAGCTTTTGGTGGTAAACCTGAATTGATGAAGGGATTATTTGTTGCCTTAACCAACAACCTTATTCACAAGTCTTATTTAAGTGGTATGTTTAATGCATCGAAAGCCTTATCTGATCCTTATGAATATGGAGAACAATTCTTACAGAGAATGTCGTCAGGCTTTGTTCCTTACAGTGGTATGGTTGGACAGTTGCCCGGCCAAGATTATTTAAAGCAAATAAGAAGTATTGGTGATGCCATGGCTGAGAGATGGTTGTTAAGTAGGAATGATTTGCAGGACAAGTATGACATGTTTGGTGATCCTGTTAAGAAGTCTCAAGTTGGTATGTACCCATTTAATCAGAATTGGGTAGGTCCAATGTCTTTCAAAGAGGTAAGTGATGACCCTGTTAAGATGGAGATGTACCGTATACAATCTAATCAAAGTACGCCATCTATCAGACAGCAAGGGCTTGATTGGACAGAATATAAGTACAAAGGAAAAACTACTGCTTATGATAGAATGATGTATCATTTAGGCACAATAAAGCTGATAAACCCACAAACAGGTAGATCAGAAACACTGAAAGAAAAATTAAATTGGAAGATAACTCAACCTGATTACAGAATGCTAAGTGAAATGGGATTGGATGATCTTGAATCACCTAGAGATGCTAAATTGGGTGAGATATTTTCTGAATATTTAAAAGCAGCTAGGGAAAAAACTAGAAGCGAAATACCTCAACTTGATATGGACATTAGAGTTAAAGAAAAAACAGAGTCCTATTTGAAGGGGGATCCTTCATATGGAAACATGCCTATGGGACCTGAACAAGCTAAAGAAAGAGCCATACAAGATTTAAAAATGTTATACGGGAGTGGAATATAGGATTAAATTATGCCAACAAAAAAGAAAGACCCCGATCCTGAAAAGGAATACATACCCAAAGAAGAAGCTTCCAAGATTGTCAACGGTGGTGATCCCCCATACAAAGTTGATGATACTACGACAACTATGGATAAGGCTACGAAAGAAGCTCAGTTACTTACAAATGTAGCAGACGCTGTGCGCTTAAGGCGAGTTGAGGTGGAAGGTAGAATTAAATTAGAACGAAATAGGCAACGCATGGAGTTGCAGAAAGCTAAGGCATTACAATCAGGTAGAGAGATTGGTAAGAAGATGATTAGTTCTTATGGTCTTTTCTACATAACAATACTTGCAGGTGGATTTATATTTGCAGCAGGTGTGCTTGAGGCTGAGGTGTTATCGGTAGTATCTGCTGTTGTTAGTATCTTGGTTGTAAACATAACCTCTATATTAGCCAATGTCATCAAGAGCGAGGAGCCCCGGGACCCCACGGAGATGGCCATGGAGCTATTAAATAAAACTATTGAATTAGAACATGAAGAAAATAAATAAAAAAAAGAAACCTACTAAAGGTAAGAAAAGGAAATACTAATGAAGAAAAAAACTAGAACTATTTTGTTGACGGTTGTAAGTGTGATAGCAGTTTACCTCTGCTTGTCATGCTCAATCGCTGCACCATTCCCATTGCTTATTGAGAAGCCTGAGACTCCAATTATAATTGAAGAGCCTGAGTTTATGTAATGAGATACTTGTTGTTAGCTCCGTTGTTGTTGTCTTGTAGTTCACTAGTGCCTAGTGTGCCTAGTATTCCAACTCCTACTTCTTCAACGGCTCCAACAACTCAAGTGGGTGCGGCAATGAAAGGTGTTGAAGATAGCATTTGGAGCTACGCCTACTTATCAGTATTCTTGTTAATATTTTTTCCTAGCATGAGAGAGCCTATTCGGGCTTTCCTTAGTGCATTGTTTTTAGTGATGCGTTTACCTCTAGACTACATAGCTATGATGTACAACAAAAAATTTAACAATGAAAAATAAAGAAATCTATTACACAAAAGCGATCCAAGTAATAATGGGTACACTTGTCACAGCTATGGCTTGGATGGTTGTTCAGCTGTATGGAAACTTAAACCACTCTGTCGACAGGCTCGAGGTTAAGTTTGATAAGTCAGACGAAAAGCTTGCTCAATACATGTTAGTCATAGAAAAAAGATTGGAGAACTTATCTGTACGAGTAGACAATCTAGAAAAGGATGACTAATAAAAATGTAGGACCGGAAGTGCTTGCCATTAGGGAGGCATTTTCTGAGTTTGAAGTTTTTGGTGATGCCGTTTGGAAAGCTATTAACTTGCCTCCCCTTACAGATCGTCAGAGGGAGATTGCTAAGTTCTTACAGTATGGCCCACAACGTGGCTTTATTGCTGCCTTTCGTGGTATAGGCAAATCCTACCTTGCAGCTTGCTATGCACTGTGGTGTTTGTTGCAGAATTATGATGAGCAAATCCTGATCCTTTCGGGATCTAGTCAGAGGTCTGTGGATTCGTCCCTGTGGGTGCGCTCACTGCTCGAAAACCCTCGACTCCCCTTCCTACACCACTTAAGGCCCGGCGCGTCTCAGAGGGACTCTAAATTGTCTTGGGACATAGGCCCTGCTACAACACAGCATTCGGCCTCTTTCGCGGCTATGTCTGTTGGCGGATCTATTCAGGGTAGGCGCTGTACCAAGGCCATACTTGATGACGCTGAGCAGGCCAACAACTCTGCCTCCCAACTACAGAGAGAGACTTTGCTCCGTAACGTGATGGATGTTGAGGCGATGCTTGTCCCCGACACTGACTCCAAGATCGTAGTATTGGGTACATTCCAAAGTTTAAATTCTATATACAATGATATGACAGGGACTAGAGGTTATGAGGCTATATATATTCCTGCTCGAGTGCCTGATTCGGATGATGAATATGTAGGGAGGTTGGCTGATGGTGTCAAAGAAATGTATAGCAAAGGAGATTGCACAGGTAAACCTACGGATCCTCAAAGATTTGATCACGATCATTTAACTAGGATGGAGCTAGGCATGGGAGCTCTTCAATGGCAGATCCAAATGATGCTATCTACTTCTGTCAGTGATCGACTTTCACACCCATTATCCTTAGATGATTTTATTGTTTGGGATGGCGTTAATCCTTATGGTGCTCCTATAAAAATAGTCCCTTCAAAGACTCAGGAAAACAGGATCGATGATTTGCCATGCTTGGGCTTGCCGGGAGATAGTTGGTATAGGCCGGGATTCGTTGATGAATCTGAGATGTTGCCATACGCTACAATATTAATGGCTGTGGATCCTGCGGGAGATTCAGGCACTGACGAAACTGCTTTTGTTGTTATTGGTGCTGTTCCCGGATCCTTATACATACTTGACGCGGGTGGTTTTAAAGAAGGATCTTCAAAGAAAACCCTAGAGACCTTAGGAAAAATAGCTAAGCGGTGGAAGGTCAAGGAAATATTGGTTGAGAATAACATGGTCGCTTGGCCGCTACTTTTTAAACAAACAATTTCTAGTATATACCCTTGCACCGTTACAGAAGTTAGGGCTACTAGGAATAAAGTAGATAGAATTGCGGGATCCTTGGAGCCTGTTCTTAGAAGTGGCCAATTAATTATTGATAAAAAAGTTGTAGAAAGAGAATATAAAAAATCTATTAAAAGTTCTGAACCCGGCAAGGCGCGTGAATATCTGCTACAGTATCAAGCAGCGATGATGCGTTACGGGGAAAAAGACGGCGGCATTAAACACGATGATAGATTGGACGCTCTTGCCCACGGTGTAATGCATCTCGCACCAACTTTTTTGCAGACAGAGACAGATTTGGCTGTAGCTAGGATGCGAGAAGAAAACGCTGAGAAAGAATTTGATGAATGGTGGGAAGGAACGATCAGTTCCAAGATCAAGAAGAAAGGGAAATTATGGACATTAGCAAGAGGCAGATCAGCACAAAAAAGGATGTAAGAAATGTTTTATTAGAGGCCCTAGATATTTTATTGCAATCGATCCCCATAGCATATCCCGTCAAAATAAGAATGGCTAAAATAAAAGACTGCTATGGATCCTGTGATCTAAGAAAAACAAAGAGAGATGGTAGCCATTTTTTGATAACTATTTATCCTCCTGAAGAACCTGTATCTAGGGATTCCCTTGAGCTTTGTTTGGAAACATTATTACACGAATATGCCCACGCTATCTCTTGGCATCTCGCATCAACTGATGGAGGACATGGAGAAGCATGGGCTTGTGCCTACGCAGGTTGCTATCGCAGCTTACATGGTGACTAACTATATTCGCACTTGTATCTCATTCTATCTTTGTGGCAATCAGGACATGACGGACTGTTAGCTTTAAAGAAGAAAGAATTTTTATTTACTAGCTCCATAGGTGTGTCGCAACCATAGCATTTTGTAAATTTAGATCCTACTTCACAGTCACACACCACAGTTTTAACTGAATAAAATCCTGCCTTAGAATAAAAACCTGTATCGTTACATTGTTTACATTGCATCTTTTACTTTCCTCCAATAATTTATTGTTGCTTTTTTACGGTAACCCCTTGGACCACCATTGTGAATACGAGCTACTTTTTCAGGATCAAAACTAGCGGGATCTGTCCAAGCCTCTTTTGCATACCTTTTCATATAGCCATCAAAGATTCTTTTTGAGAAGTCTCTGTTAAAGCAATCTCTGTATTCTCCACCCATTCGAGTGTATTCTGTAGAATCGTAGAAATACGAAAAATGTATTTGCATACAACCAATAGCCTTCCCATTATCTCCTATAGCCTTATCATCTCCTGACGATTCAACCATTATAATTGCGGACATTAATTGTTCCTGCTCTTCTGTATATCTGTCAAGCCTAGCATCAGGGAATAAAGACACAGTAAAGAATGTTCCTATTATGAAATTATCCATTGTTTTTCTCCCTTTTCTTTTGAATATATCTTTGGTAGATCATAGTTAAGCAATCGTAGCAGACTCTCATATCGGCCAACATTTCATTTTGATATGCAGCTTCAACTTCATCTCCACTTTCAAAGCCTTCTTTAACCGCTTTTTCTAGTCTTTTTATTTCATTGTCGACTATAACTTTAGCGTCTAATAATTGTAGTAATATTGAGTTCATTTTTAAATCTCCTTTAAGTTAATAAGATTCTTTCTAGTGTCGGCAATTTCTTCTTGATTAAACCGAGCATAATGAGTGAGTGTTGTTTTAATATCTGAATGCCTAGCCAAAACTCTGACAGTTTCTATGTCAACTTTATTTCTAAGCAACTCTGTTATAAAAAAAGAACGTAAATTGTATGGAGTTCTAGCCACCCCATTTTGATTAATAGGTATTCCTGCCTTCTTCATATCAGATCGCAGCAACCTATAAAGTTTTTTGTAATCTCCCTTGATCAAAGGACAATACTTTTTAATCATTTTAGCCTCCTCTTCAGTGAGACCAATCGCATCAGGTCTTTTAGATTTTTGTTTACATGCAGGTAGCATTAAGAACCAATTCTTGCCATGCTTGACAACATGTTTGGGTTCGACTCTACTAGCCTCGACAGGCCTTAATCCTGTGTGAGAAAGTATGGTCCAAAGAGCTTTACTGTGATCCGAAATGTTTTCTGAGTTGATCAACTTTTTAATTTCTTTTCTAGTAAAGACTGCCTTATTCTTACTGATAGTGTTGGCGCTAGGTCTAGTAATGTTCTCATAGCAATCTATGTATCCATTCTCTTTTAACCAAGCGCCGTAACACCTCAACCTGTTGTAGTAATCGTTGATAGTAGATTGAGTACAACTGTTGGCTAATTCGTTTAACTTATCTTGAGCGGAAGTCGGAAAGAACTTGCTAATAATTCTTTGTTGCTTACTGATGTATGCATCCGAACAATTTTGATCCTTTAAGTGGTTAAGATATGTAGCCAATGCCATTTGTATCCTCCTCTTTTGGTAATGATGGTTTAGCCAATAGGCTTAGTTGTTCCTGAACAGATCCTTCTCGGTTGGCTACTCTTACCCAATGCTCTTCACATAAATGGTAAGTACCCTCCTTTCTATCTGATACAGCGATATAGTTTCCTAACTTTTGGCAACGATGCCATGAACATTGTTCTTGTTTCATATTATTTCTCCTTAAAAATTGTAGTCGTAGCGCTTGTAAGGCTTTGGACTTAAGTAGTGTTTTGAGTAACCCCTTCTATATTTCTTACCATTCTCATCAACAGAATAATAACTTACTCTCCAAAAACCATGCTTGCTATATCTAGCTGTTAGCAGAGGAGCTTCTAGGTCTGAAGTAATTTCCCAACGTTGCGCTGAGTTTTGAAAGTGGCCAAGGAACCCGCCCGGTTGAAAGTCTAAATCTTCAGCGGTGTGTAATCCCTCTGCTTTACAAGCTCTAATAACTATTGTAGTTGGGCTCTTAACCTCTACCACCTCGTAAGGATCAGTATCTGAGCCGGTAGTTCTGTTGCATCCCATTCCTACTACCGCTAGTTTTTTATCTAACTCTTTGTAGATAGCATCTTTTTCTCTTCTTAACTCTCGTAGAGTTTTGTATTCCTCAGAAGAGTATTTTTCTATAGCCACGTCATTACCCCTAAAGAGTACTTTTTCTAGTTCTTCGATCCTGTCACGGATTTCATCTTGTTTAAATAAAAGACGTAGACGAGCTATTTCATTTGATTTGTTTTGTTTAATTGAGGATTGTTTCATGTTGTTTTATTTTATTTTATTTTGTTTTGTTATGCCCGTTTGGTTGGACATACTCAAATCTTATTATTGTTATCGACAGCCCGCAAGTCTTTTTTCCTGTTTTTTGATATTTTTTTTCTTTTTATTGCTTTTTTCTCCACAACTTTCAGGAAAGGTTTGATCTCTTCCTCCACTTTTACAACTACCTGAACTAGTGATTGAATGGTTGACCGACACTTTCTTGGCCTCCTATTTCCTGCCCCCTGCCTCCTTAGCCAATGAGCTGTCATGGCTCTCCAAGTTCTCATAGTAGTCACCTTGGACATATTCTTTGGGCAGTAGTTGTTGGTGATCAGCGCCGCCCTTCCCAATGCCAATCTTCTAACTATTCCTCGGTGAGACTCACTCTTAGATAGTGAAGTGATCAGGTTAAAACTTCCTCTTCTTGGTGCTGCTCTTTGTAGCTCATCAACTACTAGTTCACCGCACTTGCAGGTAGCTATCGCCACAGCTCTCCAATAGTAATCCATGAACTCGTGATCGTTAGCTCTCCACCTAGTTAGAGTCTTCCTCCAAGTTCCGCAATCCCTCAGGTTTTGGATAGTGTTAACTGATGCTTCTCCATATATTATTCTTCTAGTGGAGCATGGCGAACAGAACCTGCGGTTAGTTCTAACACCACAGTGATCACAAAACTTATTCATCCTCTAGTTCTTTATAGCATGATTCGCACTCGTGAGCCCTGTGCTTTAACAGCCACTTAATTGTCTGAAACAACTCCCAAATAGTTAATCGTTTAGAGCATATGCAGCAGGATACTTCCATGTCTAACAGCTCCTCAACCTGATCCTCTTTGCTACTCCTCATTGTCCAACACCCTGTCAACGTAAGCGCCCGCAGGCCCCTCCATTAGCTTGTCCTTGGCCTCTTGTGGCAGATCGTTGAACCAACTAGCAGATGTTGACTGAGACTCTCTCAATGACTGTGTGCTGTTCTGTTGGATGCCCCCCGCTTTAAGCATGGAGACTGCTGTTCCTAGTAGTGAAGCCGTTGCCGTCTCTCCTGACTCTAGTGCTTCTCTCAGGATCTTGCAGAGTAGTGATAGCGTCAGAGCCTCTAGCTCTTGGTATCCTTCTTGTATTCTTGAGGTCTCGTCTGTCATATTATTAGTAGTGTGTAGGTTATATTATAAAGCGACGAGCTGTCCATAAATCTCCTATTTTTATGAAATATAATGCCTACAATCCTCTTAATCGTGCGTAATAATGCACCATATGGCTAGACATATAAGTATGTCCGTCCACCTCATAAAATAACGCAAGTCATTTGGTTTAAATGTGTTAGGATTGATCACCCCACCCTCCTCATCGGATCTTTTTTCTCAGGAGACCCCCTCTGCTGAAGGCCTATGGGGGAAGTTCGAGCGCTAGCACTACGTATTACCCCCTTTGTACAACACCTTCAAAAACCAATTTGGTATAATGCCCGAGCTAAAGTATTTAATTATACTGTTGTTTTGTTTTTATTTTTTCTAGTCTCGGCCTGCTCCTTTGGTCGGGGCTAGATTTTTTTTATAATAGTCTTGCAATTATGATCGTACTTTTATTATTCTCTTGAGGTGACAAACAACGCAATGGTATCAAAGAAGGCATTTCAATTAATTAAGAATCAGGGACTATCACTCAGGGTTTATTGTGCAATTTTGCTAAAAGGCAATCCGGGAGATCAGGTCAGACTTTCTTACAGAGAGATAGCTGAGACAATAGGTTCAAGTAAGAGCAGTGTGGTTAAGGCAATGACTAATCTTCAGGATCTAGGATTGATAAAAAGTATATCTGAAAAGGGTACAAAAATTTGGCTTATACAAACTGAAGAGGGGTGTCAGATTAACACCTCTAGTGATAGGGGGTGTCAGATTAACACCCAATGCGGTGTTGAAATAGGTACAGTTTTTTCACCTACTATAGATAATAACTCTATTAATAGTATTAGGTGGAATCCGCCAAAGTGGTGTCCTGAAGATCTGAAAAATGTAGTTTGGTCTTCACTAGAAAAGGTCCCAAGTATTACAGGCGATGAGAGATCACAATCTCAAGATAGGCAAGTTTGGCAACATCTTCGGAGTATAGAGAAATTACAGGACGAGGCTAAGAGCAAGAAGATAAGGGATGTGATTTTTTGGGACGAGATTGTTAGGGCTGCTAATTGGCCAAAGCCACCTAAGGGAATTGGCAGAGCAGGTTATGGCAAAAGAATAATAATTGAATTGAAAAAGAGGTTGGAATCTGTTCAAGGAGAAGATAAACTCAAAGCCAAGGCTCAGGAGCATCTTGAAAAACTCAAGGGGAGCTTTAATAAATAAAGACATGAAAAACAACAACACAGAAAAAGGATTTTTGGCGGGGATTATGATCTCTGCGGAAACAGGTAAGCCTACACTCTCCACATTTTTGGGCTGCGGTCTAAATGAAGATTGGTTTGGTGATCGTATTAATAGAGAAATATTTAGGGCAATTAAATCTTGCGAGGAAGAAAAAATTGGATCCTATACTCTTAATAGGGTTGCAGGCAAAATAATAGACCTGAATATAAATGTGACAGGTGATGAACTTATGGCCACTAAATCTTCTGAGGTATCGGCGGCGTGGATTGATGTTCATTTTAAAAATTTGAGGCGTAATTATATTTGCAGGTCCCAAGCTAGTGAGCTTCAGTCATTTGTGGACAAGAATATAAGCAATGGCTATTCAGTAGAAGATCTTCCGAATCAGATAGAGTCTTTAATATCTAGCATTAGGAAAAAGTCTAATGAAGGAATTTCTGATCAGGATTCTAGATTAATTGATGCGGTCGAGGATTACAAAAAGTCTTTGTCTGAAGAATCCAAAAGTAATTTGGTGAAGACTCATATATGGGATCTCAATGATGCCTTGGGTGGTGGTTTTAGGCCTAATCAATTAATTGTTTGTTGTGGGAGGCCGGGCATGGGCAAGAGTGCTTTTGCTATGGAGATATGCGAGTATGGCTGTGGCCTTGATGGTGTGGGTATTTATTACTCACTAGAAATGAGCTTGCAGGATTTTGGTGAAAGATTGGCGCATAGGTTTAAGAGAGATATGGATGAGTTAGATTTCTATGCTAGAGGTAACGGTATGATCCTTCGGACCAAAGGGCAGTGGACTATTGAGAAGATACGAAATGATGCCATTGCTACCCGTGATCGATTATTAGAGGAAGGCAAAAAGTTAAAGCTTATAGCCGTGGACCACATTGGCCTTGTAGCGCCGTCTATGGGCCAACATAAGAGAACTCGAGAGCAAGAGGTGGCTCATATATCAAGAAATTTAAAAATGCTTGCAGGGGACTTGGAGGCCCCTGTGGTGGCAGTATCTCAATTAAACCGTGGAGTTGAGTTTAGGAACGAAAAAGGTCCTGTACTTTCTGATCTAAGAGATTCGGGTGCGATTGAACAAGATGCCGATGTCGTACTTGGATTGCATAGACCGTCTTATTATGATGAGGCTATGAAGCATTTTGTTGATGAGATACGATGCCTAAAGGTTCGTCAAGGTAGGACGGGAATTATACCTGCAAAATTTGTGGCTGATCAAGTTTGTTGGAGGAGTGTCTAAAATGAAGAATCCTTCTAGAATTAAATTTATGAAAAATAGAGAGGAGAGATCTTTTATGAATGAAGTTGAACCTTGGTATGTAGATGAGATGAGGCATAGGTTAAGGAGGCTAAAATCTTGGGGCGATCCTGAGCTTGAAGAGGTTGATAGAGAATTGTTTGCACACGGCATTTACACTAGAACTCTTGAAGAACATTTAGAGAAAGCTCAAAGACAAGTAAAAGTTTTAATAGAAATAATAGAAGAGTTAGAAAAAAAATAAATAATGGTATAGAAATAAGAATATAGCTTATATATAATTATTTTATGTCACTTGTAGAAGACCTCTCTAATGAAGATTATCACTCATCCCCGGGTGTATCAAAGTCTATGTTAGATGTCTTCTCTAGGTCCCCTCACCATTATTGGTGGCAATACAAATCAGGTCAAGCTCCGGAGCGCAAAGAAACTCCCGCTATGCGTCAAGGCACAATAATCCATACAGCCATTTTGGAGCCTGACCGCTTTGTTGTTGATTATGTTCAATCCAAATACAAGGATAAAAGAACAAAAGCTTACAAAGAACTAGTGGCTCAATCTAAAAGTGAAGGTAAGGATGTTTTGA